AACCCAGCGCACTATGGTAAGGGTAGCATCGAGTGTATTGATTACATTGAAGACTTCCTCACTACGGAGGAATACATTGGCTACCTACGGGGCAACATAGCTAAGTACCTACACCGCTGGCGTTACAAGAACAAGCAGGAAGACTTATTAAAATCCCAGTGGTACTTAAATAGACTAATAAACTTACATGGAGAGGAGCAGACAACATGAGTACAACAACACAAGTGGCAGAAGTTAGGTTGTATAACGCAATGGTAAGTAATAACCTGACACTAAAAGAAGCATTAGAAGCCATGAGTCGTTACGCAAATGACAAAGACTTTGAGATGGCGCTTGACAATGTGTATGGAAATGATACATTGCTAACAGATGACTGGGACATATGGTCCGATTAGAGGAGATTACATGAAACACCTTACACTTGACGTAGAAAACACAACGGTAAAACGGGACGGTAAGTTACACCTTGATCCCTTTGAGCCTGAGAATACGTTGGTGATGGTAGGGATGTTAGATGACGGTGGTACAGAAACGATTATCACATTCGATCATGCAGACCATGCACCTACCCCCAATGGTCACCGCATAGTTCAAGATGCGTTAGACGCTACACCTTTATTGATTGCTCACAATGCACCCCACGATTTGTTGTGGCTGTGGGAGTCAGGTTTCGTGTATGACGGTGACGTATACGACACCATGCTTGGTGAGTACGTACTTCAACGTGGGCAGAAGCAACCTCTGTCACTTGAGGCATGTGCTGAACGCTATGAGTTGGCAACACAAAAGCAAGACACACTAAAGGAGTACTTTAAGAATGGATATTCCACACGTGATATACCTCACAATGAACTGGCGGAGTATTTATCACATGACCTTCATGCAACACAGCAGTTGTATTACAAGTTAGAGGAACAGTACGCACCAACACCAAAACTACTGCCTACTATCAAGCTAACTAACCAACTGGCAATACACCTTGCACGTATATATCAACGTGGTTTCAAGGTAGACATGCAAGCACTTGATGAGGTACGTCAGGAGTTTGAGACTGAGCGCAACATGCTCAAGATTGCATTGGAAGAACAGGCTGCAGACCTTATGGGTGACAGACCTATCAATCTTAACAGCCCAGAGCAACTGTCATGGATTATCTACAGCCGTAAACCTACAGATAAAAAGGTATGGGCTGACTTGTTTGATGATCGTATGTCTGACTCAGAGTATCGCAGTACAGTCAATCGCTACAGTGACAAGTTGTACAAGCAGAAAGCACATCAGTGTGCAACCTGCAAAGGCAGTGGACAGATATGGAAACAGAAGAAGGATGGAACACGATATGCTAGATCAAATAAATGCACTACTTGCAATGCTACAGGATTTACTTTTAGTGATCACAGTAGCAGCATTGCTGGGCTAAAGTTCAATGCACCTACCGCCAAGTGGATAAGTGCCAATGGCTTTGGTACAGGCAAGGACAATCTTATATTCCTTGAGGGGATCGCACGATCCAAGGGTATGAAGGAAGCAGAAACATTCCTGCGTAATGTACGTAGATTGTCAGCTGTAGAGACATATCTCAGTAGCTTTGTAGAGGGCATAGCAGCACACGTAAAGCCAGACGGGTTACTGCATGTACGATTACTTCAACACCGCACTGGTACAGGCCGTCTGTCAGGTGCAGACCCTAACATGCAGAACATGCCACGTGGCGGTACATTCCCTGTTAAGAAAGTCTTTGTGTCTCGCTGGGAAGGTGGCAAAGTGATGGAGGCTGACTTCGCCCAGCTTGAGTTTCGTGTTGCCGCTTTCCTATCACAGGACCGCACAGCAATTGACGAAGTAGTTACAGGCTTTGACGTACACAGCTATACCGCACAGGTTATCACAGATGCAGGTCAACCTATGTCACGTCAGGAAGCCAAGGCACACACATTCGCTCCTTTGTATGGTGCTAGTGGGTTCGGTAGATCAGAGGCAGAAGCTGCGTACTACAAACAGTTTACTACAAAGTATGCAGGTGTAGCTAACTGGCACAAGAGCCTAGCCACAGAGGCACTTAACACAGGCAAGATAACTACACCATCCGGTAGGGAGTTCTCCTTTCCAGATGTAACTCGTAGACGATATGGAGGTGTGACATATTTCACACAGATAAAAAATTATCCTGTCCAATCGTTTGCAACGGCTGACATTGTACCAATATCTCTGATATACATTGATAAGTTACTGACAGCAAACAAACTACGTAGTTGCGTAGTGAACACAGTGCACGACTCAATTGTAATTGATGTGCATCCAGATGAAGAGGACATGGTTTTACGAGTAATAACTGCAGCCAATGACAAGCTCATACCAATTGTCAACAGAAAGTGGGGTATAGATTTCAACATCCCACTACTTCTTGAGGCAAAGATTGGTCCTAATTGGCTTGACACAAAAGACGTAGCGTGATATAACTATAACTTCGCACTAATGTAAAAGGAGATTTACACATGAATCAAGTAGCAACAATCGACACCAATAACTTCAATGCAATGGCGGAAGCAATGGGTATGCAAGCAGATGCACCCAAGGCATCGTCTAAGTCAAGCACACTTCCAAGGTTGCGTATTCATCACACACCTATCATGGGTCAGCAAGAGATCAATGGTAAGATGAAGAACGTAGAGGTTATCGGTGGTGGTGCATACAAGTTGGAGATACCAGACGGTCCTACGTATTATGCAGACAGCATTAAGTTGCGCCCATTCCTCCAGCGGTTTATGTACAAAAAGTTCATTAAGGGTAATGACAACACAGCTAACCGCTTTGTAAAGACAGTCATGGCTAATGATCTTAACGGTGACATGAAGGACAACGATGGTGGTTTCAACTGTGGTAAACCTGCAGGTTTCATCAAAGACTGGGCTGCACTACCAGACTCAATGAAAGACCTTATCAAGTCTATCAAACGTGTTCGTGCAATATTCGGCACAGTAGAGATGGTAAACCCTACAGACTCAGAGGGTAATGCAGTTGATGTAGATGTTACCCCATTCATCTGGGAGGTAGACAATCGTGATGCCTTCAAGACTATGGGTGATCAGTTTACTAAGCTGTCAAAGATGCGCCGACTTCCACCGCAGCACACCATTGCGTGTACTACACGTGAAGTACCGTTGCCCAATGGTAGTAGCTTCTACGTACCGGAGACAGAGTTGGACTTAGGTACTACACTTGAGATGGACAACGATGCACAGGAAGTATTCGGCAACTTCATGGCGTGGATTCAGAACTACAATACATACATTCTGAATACATGGAATGAGAATATGCACAAGAACGAAGACGTTGATGTAGATACAGTGGAAGCATTCGTTGACATCAGCGAAGAGGACTTTGCATAATGAATCATCCTGCTGAACTGGCGATCAATCAGTATCTTGAAGATGCTACATCCGGTAAGTCAACAATGTCCGAAGAGACAATTGAACAAGTTGGCAAGGATGTTATGGATGCTATGCGCCGCCAGTTTGGTAGTGGTAAAGGGCGTGACGAGTTTCGTTTACGGATGTCCAACATTGGTAAGCCTACTTGTCAACTCTGGTTCGCTAAAAACGAGCCAGAGAAAGCCCTGCCATTACCAACCACATTCGTAATGAACATGTTACTTGGGGACATCGTTGAAGCTGCATTCAAAGGTATACTCAAGGAAGCTGACGTTCCTTACGAGGATGAAGATAACTTCGTTACACTAGAGATAGGGGAACACAAGATCAAAGGCAGCTATGACTTGGTAATGGATGGACGAGTGGATGACGTAAAGTCTGCATCTGATTGGTCATACAGAAACAAGTTTGAATCATTTGACACACTGAAAAAGAGTGACCCATTTGGTTACGTAGGACAGTTAGCAGGGTACGCTAAAGCCTCCGGTAAAAAGGTAGGTGGTTGGTGGGTAGTCAACAAGGCTAACGGAAACATCAAGTACGTACCTGCAGACAGCATGGACTTTGACGCAGAGCTACAGAAGTTGGAAGAAAACATTGACACAGTAAATGCCAACGAGTTCAAGCGTTGTTTCAGTCCTGTACCGGAGACCTTCAGAGGTAAACCTTCTGGTAACATGGTACTCAATGACAACTGTAAGTTTTGCGACTATCGGTTTTCATGTTACGACATTGAAGAGTTACCCTCAAAGGTTTCGCAAGCTAAGACCAAGCCTATTGTGGCGTACATTAAAGAAGGGTAGTGTGTCACATGAAAGCATCTCAATTCTCAGCCGCAATGAAACACGGGTACAGAAGCGGATTAGAGCTACGTACTAAAGACTACCTGTTAGAACATAACATCAAGTTCAAGTACGAAAAGGTAAAGATTGAGTGGGAAGACCTCATGTATCGTACCTATACACCTGACTTTGTATTAGGTAACGGTATTATAATTGAGACTAAGGGGTTGTTTACTGCAGATGACAGGCGTAAACATTTAGCTGTTAAGGAGCAGCACCCTAAACTCGACATTCGATTTATATTTACGAGCAGCAAAAGGAAATTAAGTAAGGGTGCTAAAACTACCTATGGACAATGGTGTGATAAGCATGGTATACAATATCATGACCGCATCATTCCAGAAGAATGGTTACATGAGAAGGGTAAGGACATGCATCCTGCATTAATCCACTGCCCATACAAAAAAGTAAAAAGGAGACAGAAGAAATGACGGAAGAAAAAGAGTCAGTGTTCATGGACTTTGAACCCAACGACTACATCATACGACTGTCTCCATTTCTGGATCAGTCAGGTAACTGGACAGGGGAGTTGATGGTTGGTACTGTAACCACAGGAGAGAATGATTTATCGGACGATGATCATTACAGCCTTATGCAATTAACACAGCTTGTGTGTGCATCAGTACCTGCCCTTGAAGAGAATGAAATTGTAAGAAAGATACTCTCTGAAATTGTAGATACAAATAATAAACAAGATACTGAAGTAGAAGTTACCTTGACTAAGATAGAAGAGGTAGAAGACAACGTAATAAAGGTACGGTTCTAATGTGGGAGAAATATTATGGCTGTAGTTAAAGTGTTCTTGACACTTGACATAGATGAAGAAGAGTACCCAATGCCTACGGATGGTTTACTAACTGAAGACATTGCGGGTGTAATGCACGAGCTTATCTTTGATGTGGATGGGTGGAATATTAAATCAATAAAGACAGTATCGGAGTAATTATATGAGTAACCAACTACCAACGGACTATCAAGCATTCATTCACAAGTCACGATACGCCAAGTACTTTGACGGTGAAGGCCGAGAATCGTGGAGTAAAACAGTAAACCGCTACATGGAAAATGTAGTAGATAAGGCAATGGGTGGTGTAAAGAATAGCCTAACCAAAGACATTGAGCAAGCTATACTGGGTTTAGAGATCATGCCTTCCATGAGGGCTATGATGACAGCTGGCCCTGCACTAGATCGTGACAACACTGCAGGATACAACTGTAGCTACCTACCCGTAGATGACCCTAAGTCCTTCGATGAGGCTATGTACATTCTCCTCTGCGGTACTGGTGTCGGGTTCTCCGTTGAGCGCCAGTTCATCAGCAAGCTCCCAGAGGTGCCTGAGTTGTTCGAGAGTGAGTCTATCGTTGTCGTTAAGGACAGTAAGGAAGGCTGGGCTAAGGGGTTCCGTCAAGTTCTTGCACTCCTGTGGGCTGGTGAGATTCCTAAGTGGGATGTCTCTCGTGTACGTCCTGCTGGTGCAAGACTTAAAACATTTGGCGGTAGAGCGTCAGGCCCAGCGCCACTCGTAGAACTATTTAACTTTGCTGTGTCTACCTTCAAGGCGGCACAAGGACGCAAGCTTAGCTCTATGGAATGTCATGACCTGATGTGCTTCATTGGTCAGATCGTTGTTGTAGGTGGTGTGAGACGTTCAGCTATGATCAGTCTGTCTAACCTGAGTGATGACCGTATGCGTCACGCTAAGTCAGGACAGTGGTGGGAGACAGCTGGTCATCGTGCCTTGGCTAACAACTCTGTATCGTACACTGAGAAGCCAGACATGGAAACATTCATGCGTGAGTGGCTTGCACTGGTTGAGTCTAAGTCAGGTGAGCGTGGTATCTTCAATCGTGAGGCATCCAAGAAGCAAGCAGCTAAGTTTGGGCGGCGTGATCCTAACTATGAGTTCGGTACAAACCCTTGTTCTGAAATCATTTTACGCCCATATCAGTTTTGTAACCTAACGGAGTGCGTAGTACGTGCTACCGATACCTTGCAAGACTTGGAGCGTAAGGTTAAACTTGCTACTATCTTGGGTACTATTCAATCTACGCTTATTAAGTTCCCCTATCTGCGTAAGGTATGGCAGAACAATACAGCAGAAGAACGGTTACTTGGTGTGTCTATGACAGGCATTATGGATAACCCTCTTATGACAAACTCTAATAAAGGATTGGAGAAAACACTTGAGCACCTTCGTAGCATCGCTGTTAGTACTAACGCTGAGTGGGCTGAGTTGCTTGGCATCCCTGCTAGTGCTTCTATCAGCTGCGTTAAACCTTCCGGTACGGTATCGCAACTGGTTGATTCCGCCTCTGGTATTCACGCTAGGCACAGCCCCTATTATATTCGTACTGTCCGTGGTGATAACAAAGACCCTCTGACACAGTTCATGATTGACCAAGGTATCCCTAATGAGCCTTGCGTCATGAAGCCTGACTCTACTGTAGTGTTTAGCTTTCCTGTTAAGTCACCTAGTCAGGCAGTCACACGTAACGACATGACAGCTGTAGAGCAGCTTGAGTTGTGGCTTACCTATCAGCGACACTGGTGCGAACACAAACCATCTGTGACTATCTCAGTTCGTGACAGTGAATGGATGGCTGTAGGTGCATTTGTGTATAAGTACTTTGACGAGATGTCAGGTGTATCATTCTTGCCACACTCAGATCATACATACCAGCAAGCACCCTATCAAGACTGTACAAAAGAAGAGTACGAAGATATGTTAGGTAAAATGCCAGACAGTATTGATTGGGAGCGACTAAATGAGTACGAGAATGAAGACAACACAGTGTCTATGCAGACAATGGCATGTTCAGGTGACTCATGTGAGATTGTGGACCTAACGTAATGTGGGTAATAATAGGAAGATCACAATGCAACTTCTGTGACACGGCGAAAGCTGTGTTGCAGTCACAGAATAGGCAGTTTACTACGTACTCAGTAGATACACAAAGTAGTAAATGGCTATTGACACTGCTAAGGAAAGCGGGATATACTACGGTTCCTCAGATATTTGATCCAGATGGTGTGCATGTTGGAGGATATACTGAGTTAGTAAAATATTTAGAGGAGGGTACTGCAGATGGTTAAACTTACACTTGATGAAGTTGAATATGAAACGGATGACTTTACAGAGGATCAAAACAAACTGCTTGGAGAAATTCAGTACAACAATAATGTCCAGACACAAATGAACTACCAACTTCAAGGGCTGCGTAGTATGTCTGAGTCACTGGTAGCTGCACTGAAGTATTCACTAACAACAGAAACAACTAAACAAGAATCGGAGTAGTACTCATGGCATACAGAAAACCTTTTTCACGTAATCTTTACGGTAAGTATGATGGAGTTGCGAAGAAAACACTCATTGAATACCTTACCAAAGCTGGTCACGAACTTGTAGACAGCACTGAATCATATGATGCAGATGTAGTCACAAAGAAAGAAGACAAACAGTACTTCAGTGAAGCGGAAGTAAAGACTGCATGGAAGGGTGACTGGCCTACACATTGGCAAGAGATACGTATACCGGAACGCAAGAAGCGTCTGCTTGAAAAACATTCAGATGTTAACTTAAAGTTCTATGTATTTAGTAATGACCTATCTAAAGCATGGTGTATTGATAGTGAGTTACTAACCGATGACAAACTGAAAGAAGCTACAGGCCGCAACATTTATCAAGGGGAACAATTCTACCACGTACCGTACAAGGAGGCACAGTTAATCAACGTAGCGTAAGGAGATGTATTTCCATGATCAAGAAGTCAAGAACGCAGAGAGGCTTGGGTAAGTATGATGCACCACTTGCATGGCAACATAGGATGGGTTACGACAGCTTTAAAAATAACAAACAGGCTAACCCTTTCCCAGAAGACACTATGCAATATCGTGAATGGAATAGGGGCTACAATAAAGCCTACTATGACAACTTAAATTGGGTACACAAGTATGAGTCTAAAACAAGAAGTAGAACAGTTCCTAAAGGAGAAGTACAGTATGTCTGATTTCAATTCGTATCAACGTATAGCTGCCACTACGGCTATTTATCCAGATGAACATCGCATACTATATCCCGCCCTTGGGTTAGCTGGTGAGGCAGGAGAGGTAGCCAACAAGGTAAAGAAGCTTGTACGTGATGGGCCTGACAGTAGGCCAGATACATGGCGAGAGGACATTGCCAGTGAGATTGGAGATGTACTGTGGTACTGTGCAGCACTTGCTACTGATCTTAACCTTACGTTGGGTATGATTGCAGGTCAGAATGAGCAGAAGTTACTGGCACGTAAACAGGCAGGTAAGATCGGCGGTAGTGGAGACAACCGATAACACAAGAGTTATAAACATACACACACATAAAGAATAAGGGGAGCAGCCAGTACGGTCACTCCCCTTTTTTATTACTTACTGTAGTTACTTCTGTAGGCATCGCCTATTGCAATAAGCCTGAGTAAGTCTTTTTCATCCAATGGATCAGGTGTTTCACCGTACCTATCTACAAAGTCCGTAGTGGCAAGCTTACGAAACTGTGGTTGCATACGTCTGTACTTTGTCATTGCACGTTCATAAGGAGTTCCCTGTGCAACAGAACCATCCTTTAACATAGTTTTAAACTTCTTAATCTTTGATGTGACTAAGGGTCTAAGTTTGTTACTTACGTATTCACGTTCAGTAAACTCTCTACGAACTATGTCACTTGACTCTGCGTACTCAGCCTTTAGTTTATCTTCACGGGACTGTGCTACATCCACAATAAGAGGTAAGAACTTTTGATTGAGCATTTTGTTTTCGTAGTTTTTAATCTTTGGAATTTTACTTTTACTGTCGAGGTCTCTCCAATTTAACCCCATCTGTTTAAGATAGTCTACGTCTTCTGAAGGTAATGATGTAAGAGACATACCAAGAACTTTAGCACCGGGGTACATACGTTCACGTCCATCGTAATACCCTACGTACTCTTTGCTTGGCAGTGCAGCTTCCTCCTGCGGTGACATGAAACCACGTTGCCTAAAAGGAGTAACAACACTGGATGTAAAGGCACTACCAAAGCTTAGTTCAGGTGACACAGCTGCCTCTTTAAACTCTGTACCACGTACACCTGCGGCACGTTGAGCGTCAATGATCTGACCAAATGGTACAGCCCAAGTAGATAGGTAGTTACCAAGGGGTCTTCCCAACATACGACCAGTAGTTTCACCAGTAGTCAAATCGGTAGCGTCAGCAAGTTGAGCCATCTCTTCTAATACAGAATTACCTACACCTGTACGGAAGTTGCTACCAGTAAACAGCTCAACAAATTCCTGTGCGTCAAACCAGTCATCAAAAGTACCGTCAATTAAACGCTTAGTAGCCTCACCTGCATACAAGAACTGTGCCAGAGGATACGTAGCTGTAGTATCCATCTGTGCTTCGTCACCTACAGGTACTTGTTCATAGTCAGCCAGAGCACCCTCTGACGTGCGATACATATACGCAGCACCTACAGCGGCAATGCCCTGTATATTACGTGTAATACGCTGCCTGTCCTTCGCTGTAAGCTCACCTGCACCTATCTTACCACGTGTAACTACACTTGAAATCTTACGTGTTAGCGGTATAGATGCACCACCTGCGTACTGACCCATTAATTCCATGCTGTTAAACATAAAACGTGGAAACGGTACTACAACTGTAAGCCCATTACGTGTAATAAACTGGGATGTAGAACGGAAAACAGGGATGTCAGGTTGCTTTGCATAAGTAACATCTAAAGCTTTGTTCGTTGCCTCATCTACAAGAGCAATAAAACTCTTTGTATTGGCGGGACGTACATCAGAGGAGTCATTAAGTAACTTCTGCAGTTTACCTTCATTCAAAGTATCTATAAGGTCAATACCGTACTCTCTGCTTACAAGACGCTCCATCTCACCAAAGAATACACCACGTCTTACAAGATATTCTTGCCAACGGTTAGGTGTGTTTAGTGTATCAACTGCGTCTTCAAGTTCTGACAGAACGGTATCTACCTTAGTACCTGTACCCCTACCTGTAAGCTTTTGTATTTCATTAATGTTATTAAACATCCTATCAAATTGCTTACCAAGTTCAGGAGATTCAAGTATAAGATCAGTATAACCTTCCGCTACATCTGGACGTGAGAACACGTATTTCATACCTGCAAAACTGTCTTTCCAGTTCTTCCCACTGAATAACTCAGAGGCACCCGACACAACTCCTTTATTTTGAGCGGCATAAATAGAGTTGTCCATTACATTGCCAAGAGCTTCCATAGGTGTACGAATACCAGCGGATGTTAAGTTGCGTGAAGCGGTAGCAATCTGGGACACAAGTCCACCACGTCTTACATTTTCTACACGCATAATAGTTTTGCGTATAACACCAGCATTATTGGAATCTGCCTTCACTGCATCCGCATCCGCTACACTAGTAGGTTTAACACGTTTGATCTGTGATAGTTTATTTAGTATTCTACCTGCTTCAGACCCACTACCAACAACGGTTAATACATAATCTTCAAAGGACAAACCATAGGAATCTAATGTATCAATAAGTTCCTGACCGTCTAACCGTAAGTCTTTATTAACGGTAAGTTCAAGTAGATTATCAATAACAGTTTTATCGTTATCAAATGACTCAGGAAACTTTTTCTTTAGCTCAGATGCTACAGATACAATGCCGTTAAACTTGTCTGGGTCTAACAAGGGTGACGTAATTACATCATCCCCAAGGGCTAGATCAAACAAGGCACCATCACGTTCCGTAATTTCTTGTGCAGTTTCTTTACCTGCTACACGTGCAGCTTCAGGATCAATTGTTAAGTTAGCACCATCTTGTTTAGATATTGTCTTACCTGTCTTAGCCTCGAACTCAAGGATAAGGGCATCGCCAATGTCACGGTTTTCTTGTGCAACTCTTTGTGCGTTAGTACGTGCATCACGTGCAGCTTGCATTGTTGCAATACGAGCACCACCCGGATTATTGCGTTGCGCCTCTTCAACCTTACGTGCATTACGTGCTAGTGCTTTACCGGGGCTACGCATACCTACATTAACTGCGGTATTAATTGCACTCTGTATGTTACCAAGGGCAGGGATAGTTTCAGCAAACTCAGCGGCAGAACCAAAGCCATCAGCTACAAAGTTAGCAAGGTCTTTTGGGTTACCTGTGTTGCCATACCTACCACCAGTAATAGCACTGTCAAGTATATCAAATGCTTTAGGTGAAAGATCGTTAAGCCCAGCAAAGGAAGATTCCAGACCGTCCACAGTCATGGCACCAGCCTTAGTCATAGTATTACCAAGCCATAGCAAAGCATTCGTAGGTAACAGACTTAGAGCGTACTCAATGGGACCACCTTTACGCATGTCAGTACCACTACGTATACTTGTTCGTACTTCATTGTCAAATTCTTCACGTTCCTCTTCAGATAAACCCTCAAGGTACATGTCTAAGTCAGAAATTTCTTCACTTACATCTGCGTATCGTCTGTCTTCTTTGTACTCATATGTAGGTTCTACTATTTCTTCGTCAGGATCATAGGCACGAGGTATCATAATGTCATTTTCGGATACTGCCCGAGCTTGTACAACTTCTCCTTGCTCAACCTCAAGGTCAGTTTTATCTGCAGCTTCAAGAGCGTTAAGCATAGAGTCAGTATCAACTGTAGTACCTTCAACAGGTTCAACTAAAGTTGTTGGTACTTGATTTTGTGGTACGTTCCCATTATCATACTCTTCAAGGAACTGCAGCATACTGTCAGACATATAGTTTTACCTACTCAGGATTAAGGATAATAAAAGGATTACCAGTCTTGTAATCTGCTACACCTGTATATACAATAACTTTAGTTCCAACCGTAACTACTTGACCCGAACGAAACTTACCACTCTTTACGCCTTCAACAAAAGACGCATTATCTATTGGTGTTCCAGCACCACCTTTGTTTTTTACACTGTATCCGTAGTCTGTTAGATTTGCTATAGCTGCATTACGAATACCATCGGCAGTGTGGTTCATAACTGGATCATCAATACCTGTGTTACGTTGGTTAAGTTGTGACGCCACATTCAATTCAGCAATATCGGCATAGTGCCTATTGCCTTCTTCCATGTTTTTAATACCACCATCAATGCCAACTTCAAAACCATAACGGTTAAGAGCACCACGGCGTATCTCATTTACATGTGAGGTAATACTACCAGCATCAAAAGAAGGTCCAGTCTTACCTGTATCGTCACGCTCTTGTTCTTTCATGGTACGAAGATCACTAAGTAGCTGTGCTTGCTCTGCCTTCCACTGATCCACTTTAGGATCGTTAGGTTTACGTGCCAAGTTCTGTGAAATTACGGCAAGACGTGCACTAAAAGAACTCTCTGTCTTTTCAGGTACACCGTACAAACGGCGCATTGCATCTAAGTTAAGTGTAAAACCATCTGCAATATCTACAGTACCTGACTCAGCAGCTTCAGTAATACTACCAAGACCTTCCGGTGTAGCGGCTGTAGCTGCAGTAGGTACGGCATTGACAGTTTCAGTTACAGTATTTTTATCTGCTTCATTAAAAGTACCTGACATGCCGGGAAAGTTGGCAAGGGTGTTTGGGTCCATGCCTTTCTTTAGTGCCTCAGTACCTTGCGTTACCCACCACTGAGATGCAACATTACCTTTCTTTAGAATGGCTGCAGCATTATCTTCTGAGTACCCAAGAGACGTAAGCATACCCATAGTTTCTTCAGCAATAAGTTTTTCTTTCTCACGTTTAGCTCTACGTGCAAGTCGTTCTTGTTCAGAGCGAGTGTATGCACGATCTGCAGCCTTTTCAAGCTTTGCTTCTTCAATATCAATACGTTCAGACAAACCAGATGCCATGCCACCCAATAGTGCGGTAAAGTTAAATGCCATAACTAAGCTCTCCTTGCCATCAACCCTGTAGGTTCAGGTGCCATTACTGGTTCCTCTACAGGTTCATCTTGTTCTTCATTAGCTTCCGCTACAGCTTCAGGCATCTTGCTACGCATAGCCTTCATAGCAAGAGCAATCTTACTATCACTAATCTTGTCTTCATCAAGACGTTTTTGCATACCAAGTTCGTAGTCAATCTCAGCTTCATCACCAATGTATGCAAGCATCTCAATAATTACAGGTGTAATTAGGACACCTACATCTACAGAGTGTAACCCTTGCATAACACCTGCAGATTGAATAGTGTCAGCTAATGATGTAATAGGTACACCAAGTTCCAGAATATCTAACAGATCATCGTACATATCCTCTGACGTAATGCGAGGAATATAATACTCAAGTGCCTGTTCAATTGTAGCATACTTTGGTGGAGATTGCCAAGGTCTTGAACCTACTTCCGCAGTAAGTGACTGACCGGGGATCGGTGCATCAAATGGTTGTCTATTTTCTTCCATCATGTAGCGCCTTCCTTTTCATACGAAGCTCAGTTACGTACTTTTCAATTCTATCTTTGGGTTCTAACTTATCTTCGTCAGTATCCTTAGACATGTATTTACGTGTCCTAGACAATAGGCCAGTAGACTTTTGTTCTGAACGCTGTCTGTTTACTTCTTCTGGTCGTCTAATAGATGCGTAAGCTTTAATTGCTGGATTAGTTAGCATTGTTTATATCCTTATTAACCTGTAAGCCAGTCCCATGCTTTGTTTAGAATAGTGTCACCTGCACTGCTGGTTGCAATCTTTACAATAGCATTACCAATAGAGGCAGTAGCTGCGGAGTCTGCATTCCACTTAGCTACATCAAAGTTTGCATCTACCTGCATCTTAGCAACAGCAAGTTGTGTCATACGATCACGCTCATTGTTAGCTGCTGTGTATGCATACTCCATTGTGTCGGCATAATACTGCCACAAATTGTTGTAGGCACTTTCACTGATGTCCAACATAGCCGCAGCATTTAATTCGTTAGCACGGTTAATGGCTACCGTATCTGCAGTTGCAATTTCTCTACGCCATACTGCATTGTTCTGATCAATTACAAGTTTATTCTGCGCATTAAACTGCTCACGTTGGTTCATCATTTCAGATGTAAAACGATTAGATGTGTTGATTTCACCTGCGTTGTACTGGTTCTGTGCGTTAGCTTGTGCAGTATTAAATTGTGCAGTTTGTGTAGCTAAGTTAGCAAAGAACTGATCAGTTTGATTTTGTGATGTAGCATTAAACTGTCTAGCGGCATTTTGTGCAGCTTGATCCGTAAACAAAGACTGTACACGTTGCTGTGCCTTTAGTGTTTCCGTTTGCTGACGGTTAGATAAATTAGTCATGTCCATCTGCATAATGTTTTGAGCATTCATTACGGCAGCTTGTTGACGATTGTTTAAGTTAGCCATGTCAAGTTGTGATAATGCGGCAGCTTCCGCAAGTACAACAGCTTGTTCATTACTCAGGTTAGACAGTGCCATAGTATTAGCGATACGACTATTCTCCAAAGCTACTTGTTGCTCTGCAGTAAAGTTCATATTGGCTACGTCACTAATTTTACTTGCATTCATTACACGTGCTTGGAATGCTTGATCAAACTCTTGACCCATAAATGTAGCACGTTGTTGTGCAGCAAGCATAGCACGTTGCTGACGGTTAGACAAGTTCTGTGCCTCAAAGGAAGCTACAGTTTGTGCATCCGCCATAGCTACAGGCAATGCACTTTCCATAGCTGCCTGTATAATAGCTTGACCAGCCATAGAGGATGCACCCAAACCACGTGCAGCCATTTGTGCAGTTGCATTACGCATAGCTCCTGCAGCCCATACGGGTGTTTCACCACCCTCAAATTGCTGCATAAGCCCTTCAAGTTGACCCTGTACAGTAGCTTTTTCAGTAGGCGTAGCTTCTGCAGCTTGTACTTCTTCAGTAAACTTAGCTGCCTTAGTTGCATCTGCAGCACCAGAGATAAGTTCACCTTGTTGTATCTCACGTTGTACAGGATTATCCATAAGAATGGCAGTACCCTGTGCAGCATTTAGGTCCGATACGGAACTATCTGTTTGTTGCTCACCTGTTACCACAGCTTCAGGTGCTACCTCACCTTGCGCAGCCTGTGTTTTTTCAAGGGCTGTATCTACATCTGCAGATACTGTACGTGGATCAACGGTAGCGGCAGTTGTAACTGTAGGTGCAGCTGCAACATCTGTATCTGCAGTAGCTACTGGGGCTACAATGTCACCGCTTACCTGACCACTTGTAGTAGGTATAAGTTGTTCTTGTGTAAGTACAGTACCTACAGGAGATACGGTAGTACCTGTAGGAAGTCTTGGGTCCGTTACACGTGAGGCACTAATATCTGAGATAGTAGTTTGGTTATCGTCATCTACCGCACCACCTTCAGCGTAGTTACGTTTAACCATACCACCCTTAGCCATCTGCATGGCTTTATTTTGATACATATTCATCATAGTCATTTTATCAGGGTTTTGATTTAGGTAATCATTAAACCCATTCATGTCACCCTGATAGCCTAAAGTACCTGCAATACGTTGCATTGCTTCAGGTTTAAATCCTTTGAATTGCATCATTCTTCTATCTTTCTATATATTGCCATACGACAAAGTATACTGCCTTGTATATTATGTGTCAATAGTAAAGTTACCACTTGCCTTGTTTTACACCTAAGAAGTACATTGCTATTATTAAAGCTCCAGCACCCGCTAATGCTACTGCAATACCTACAGCCCAGTTAATGCAGTTGTCTATAAACTCTTGCTTCTTATAGACTAGCTCACGTTGTTCTTTACGTTGCTGTGCTTCTATTCGTACTATCTCGTCCCATGCACTAGGGCCATATGTCCAAGATATATGCGCTCTAAGTTCTTCTCGCATCTCTTTGAGCTTCTGTTTCTGTGACCATATGTCTAATGCAGTAGCTTGGTTGTCATTAAACATCTTGTACATCGGAGGGTTCTTAGCTTTTTCCTCCAAGAAGTCTAGGTCACTTACAGCTTTAGACCATTGGGATACTGCACCTGCCATACCACTGATTTCTCTGCCTACAGATATAGCTTTCTTTATGCCATTGTAAGCTGTAGTAGCCGCTGCCATAGCTGTGAAAGGATCAATCATTTAAACTTAACCTCTAACGGGCATACATAGTTATAACTAACCCTGTAAACTCTGTCGTACCATCCACCATTCTTAGGCAGCCCACAGTCATAGTAACAATACTGAAACAATCTGTTACCACTCGCAGTCCATGCGTGATTGAACGAGATAAAGACTAACACGCACAACAAATCTATTTTCCCATTGGACCTATAATAGAGTTATGGTCACGATTAATGTACTTTAACTCATTTTCAATTAAGGCTATACGCTGTTGGATGGCAGTCATCTGATTTATTGTACTTGCAAGGTTAGCAACCTCTTCCCACAACTCCTCTATGTCCGTCCAAGCATACTCCAATTCTATCTGAGTATCCTGTACATCACGCTTGAGGTTTATGTTGTCTTCAATTGCCATACGAGAACCAAGCTGGCTCACTGTCTCTTCAAGACTAGCAATGGTAGCTGCCTGTTGAGATACCCACCAGACACCACCTGCAAGTTGTGCCGCCATTGCCATTGCAAGAGCTATAGGTAACTTTAGGTTTTCCATTACCTGTTCTCCCTGTTGGCTCTCTCTGCCATATCCTCTACAAGATTACGAATAGCCTTTATATTCTCATCAATACGACCAAGTGATACAGCCTGTGATTGCACAGTCTTTTCTAGTGTATTGATACGTGTCTCCTGACGCAATAAGTCACGAGCATTATTCTTAACGGAAGCGTCAAGAGTTGACACATACCATACCAATGCCATTGTTTGTAAGGCAATACCTACAATAAAGGTAATAGGTACTGACTTAGATAGATGCCAACTCTCTTGCTTCATTACACTGCATCCTTAACTGGCTGTGGTGTTGCATCTACTGTAGCCTGTGCTTCTGCACGTTCAGCCACATCAGCAGTAATCAGAGGGTTCTCAATCGTTTCCTCTGTAGGCTCTGCCATTGGGTCATCCTCAGAGTACACCATGCGTGTGACTGTAGGCTCAACAGGTTCAATGGCTGTGACTGTGATAACCTCATGCATCACATCTTCCATTTCCATTGTCTCTTCGTTGAACACCTGTTCACCAGTAGGCTGCATTTCCCGTACTTCTGCACGACCATCTGCAACGACATACTGTGCTAGTCGGGCCACTGCTACACGGTAGTCTGCAAGCTGTTGGTTAAACTGCTTTTCGTCTGCCGCTGCTTGTAGGTCTTCAGGAATATCACCGTCAAAGCAAGCTGCGCCTTGTTCAATGATTGCGTCTAGCACTTCCTGATAGTGGCGGTTTGCAGGGTCTAGGGGTATAGAGGTGTCGCCTGTTTGAATGCTAGTGCGCTGCCCCATGTCCATATTTAAGTTGTAGGTCATTTTTATAACTCCGCATCAAATCTTACATAGTAGCCAGAGCCACTGTTTAACCCAACAAATGCACCCTCGCCAGTGGTAGCCCCACTAGAAGCTATGTCCACTCTGATTAATGAACTGAAACCATCCCGTGTGTAAATTTGTGATGTACCTGTTCCTGTGCGCCAAGTTACTCCGCTTTCACCTGCTACAAGATGACCTGCTGAACTTGCGGTATAAGTGGGTGCTGTTCGCATCTCTACAGGATGATGTACTATTACTCTGGCGTTTGTAGAGTTGTCCCACAAACCTGATCCAATAATGTTTATTTCGGCAGAAGATGAGTTAATCTGGCGGAAATACCGCTGACACAACGCCAGTTCTTCGCCATAGCTGCGGTGTTCAAACGGGGTGGCGACTTTGCCTAGTTCTGCTTGAAACTCTGAATAGTATACCACCCTATTTGCAATTGCAGATGGCGCACCAGTTTGAACCGCAAGATAGCTGCTTGCACCAATTGTTTTACCTGAAACGCTAGGTATTTCTACGGTAGCCTCAAAACGCTGCCATGTGTCTGCTTGATTGATGGTGAAGTAATTGTTGTCATCGACAATTGAAACATTAGACGAACCACCTGAACCAAAGTTTTGGTATATGTGGAAACGCAGTGGCCCTGCATTAGGGCTTTTTGCCCAAAAACTAACTGTTAGAGATTGCCCTGCGGCAGTACGAACATTTTCAATCCACTGTGCTACCTGACCATATCCAGAAGAGTTCGCAGTGACCTTTAACATTTTAGTTAAATGCGATGCACGATCATTTGCTACTACCTCTGAAACCTCAGATGTATTTGGTATGTTCCATCTGTCGGCAGTAGAGGGGCTGTTACCACTGCTTGGAGAAGCTGGCCCTGCTCCACGTTGAAAGACCTCAAAAGCCCCGTTAATCAGCAAGTTCCTACGCCCTGCACCAATCAGGTTAAACTGTTCCTGTGGTGTCTCAGCACGAAGCATTGCCTCGCCAGC